GTTCTACTAACTACTATCCTGATGTAATTTACAATCAATCAAGTTACATCTACTGGATGGACCACAACGCTTCAGGTACTACTTGGGGACAAGCGGCAGCCAACACTGTATATACAGACGTAACATCTGTTTCAGACGTTACATTACAATCTGGTTCAGACGGCTCAGCTGCAACAACAGGACAGAAAAGAACTGCTTACGAAAAATTTGCAGACGCTGAAACTGTTGATGTTGGTCTAATCATGGCAGGTTCAGGTGACGCTACACATATCGGTAACCTAATTACAATCGCAGAAAACAGAAAAGACGCAATAGTATTTTGCTCTCCTGAAAGAAGTGATGTAGTTAATGTTGCTGACGCAAACACACAAAAGAGTAACGTTGTATCATTCTTTAATGGTATCAACTCATCTTCTTATGTTATGTTTGATAGTGGTTACAAATACATGTACGACAGATACGCTGACGTATATAGATATGTACCATTAAATGGTGACACTGCTGGCCTATCAGCAAGAACAGACTTAATCGCAGACGCTTGGTACTCACCAGCGGGTCTTAACAGAGGTATTGTTAGAGGCGCAGTTAAGTTAGCATTTAATCCAACACAAGCACAAAGAGACGAACTGTACAGAGCAAGAGTTAATCCTGTTGCAACCTTCCCAGGTCAAGGTACTGTTCTTTTTGGTGACAAAACTGGACTATCTGCTCCTTCAGCATTTGATAGAATCAATGTTAGAAGACTGTTTATTGTACTAGAAAAAGCAATTGCTACTGCTTCTAAATTCCAACTATTTGAATTCAATGATGAATTTACTAGAGCGAACTTTAGAAACATTGTAGAACCTTTTTTACGAGAAGTACAAGGTAGACGAGGTATTACAGACTTTTTAGTAGTCTGTGATGAAACTAATAACACAGGTGAAGTAGTTGATAGAAATGAATTCATAGCGGAGATTTTCATAAAACCTGCTAGAAGCATTAACTTCATTACTTTACAATTCATAGCAACACGTACTGGCGTTTCGTTTGACGAAGTGGCTGGTGGGTAAGTTTAGAAAAGGAGAATAAAACAATGGCAAACATTAATGACTTCAAAGCTAAACTTGCAGGCGGTGGCGCAAGAGCCAATCAGTTTAAGGTAACAATGCCTTTTCCTGGTTACGCACAAGTTGGTGGAGAAATAGAAGACCTAGCATTCTTATGTAAAGCAACTTCATTACCGGGTATGAACTTACCTAGTTTTAACGTTCCTTTCAGAGGAAGAAGTATTAAGATTGCTGGTGATAGAACAATAGAAGATTGGTCAATTACTGTACTAAATGACACTAATTTCAAAATCAGAAATGCTTTTGAAAGATGGTCAAATGGTATCAATAACATGACAGATAACGAAGGCTTAACTAATCCAGCGGATTATCAAGTTGACGCATTTGTTGACCAGTTAGATAGAAACGGTACAACGATTAAGAGTTACACTTTAAGAGGTGTATTCCCTACAATCATTGCTCCGATTGAATTGAGTTATGACGAAGCTACGGCAATTGAAGAATTTGCTGTTACTATGGCATACCAATACTTTGAAACGAACACTACTACCTAAAAAGTAGTATAAATAGATAATGAACAGTAAAGGAATATAGTATGGCAGATTTATTTGGATTTTCTATAACAAGGGTCAAACCTAAACAGGATCCAAAGCAAAGCTTTACAACACCACAGGCAGATGACGGTACATCAACCGTCGCTGCCGGTGGTTATTTTGGCCAGTACCTTGACATGGAAGGTACTGCTAAAAATGAGCAGGACTTAATCAGACGTTATAGAGAGATAGCACTTCATCCAGAGTGCGACATGGCAGTAGAAGACATTATCAACGAGGCTATCGTTGCGAATGAATTAAAGGACGCCGTAAAATTAAATTTAGAGAATTTACCATTTGGTAATGATGTTCGTAGAAAGATAGAAGACGAGTTTAAAGAAGTCTTACGTCTTATGAACTTCAATACTAAAGGGCATGATATCTTTAGAAGATGGTACGTAGATGGCCGTTTATTCTATCATAAAGTAATTGATAGAGAAAGTACACACAAAGGTATCACAGAGTTAAGATACATAGACCCACGAAAAATTAAGAAGATTAGAGAAATCAGGAAACAAAGACCTGACGGACCTACTCCATATGGTTTATCAGTTGTAGACCAAATGCAAGAGTATTTTATCTTCAACGAAAAAGGAATTACAAATACTACATCTGGTGGTATTAAGATTGCTGTTGACGCAATCGCATTTTGTCCTTCTGGTTTAGTTGACCAGAATAAAAACATGGTGTTGTCTTATTTACATAAGGCAATTAAACCTGTCAATCAGTTAAGAATGATTGAAGACGCAGCTGTTATATACAGAATTGCGAGAGCACCAGAGAGACGTATATTTAAAATTGATGTAGGTAATCTACCTAAACAAAAGGCAGAGCAATACTTACGTGATGTTATGGCTAAGTATAGAAATAAACTTGTCTATGACGCACAAACAGGAGAAATCCGAGACGACAGAAATTACATGTCAATGTTGGAAGACTTCTGGTTACCAAGTAGAGAGGGTGGTAGAGGTACAGATATTTCTACATTACCTGGTGGTCAAAACTTGGGAGAGATTGCAGACATTGAATACTTTAGAGCAAAACTTTATAGAAGTTTAAATGTTCCTGCTAGTAGATTAGAGGCGAACCAAGGATTTAACATGGGTCGTTCTACTGAAATTACTAGAGACGAACTTAAATTTACAAAGTTTGTTCAAAGATTAAGAAAGAAATTTACTGAACTGTTTAATGATATACTTCATACACAGTTAGTATTAAAAGCAGTAATAGCTGAAGAAGACTGGTTTACTGTTAAAGACCATTTACAATATGATTTCTTACAAGACGGCCATTTTGCAGAATTAAAAAATGCGGAAATGTTAATGGAAAGATTGAGACTGGCTGACCAAATGAGAGATTACATTGGTAAATATTATTCAATTGAGTATGTTCGTAAGCATGTGCTTAAACAAAACGAAAGAGAAATTGAAGATATTGATAAACAAATTAAACAAGAAGTTGATGATGGTATCATAGCTGAACCGTCAACAGATAATGGAGAACTATAATGACAGAAAAAGTAAAATCATTTATTGATAATCTAGGTAAAGGTGCAAATGCAGAAGCTGGTGAGGCTTTTAAAGACGCATTAAGAGACAAGGTTGCCTCTGCTTTAGACCAACAAAGAATTGATGTAGCGAAGAATATCTTTACATCTACACCTGGACAAGACCAAGCAACGGCGTTTAGTGACCCTAAACCAGCAGTGATTGACCCAGGCGAAAGAACAGACGCAGTGCATGACACACAAGGTAATGAGATTGAATTTACTCCAGACGGTAACAATCCAGACCCGACAGCAGAGGTTCCTGAGGCGCCAGCCACAGAAGTTGAAGCACCTGTAGAAGCACCAGCGGCCGAGGTTCCAGCTGATGCGAATATCTAATCTATTTGAAGAAAAAAAAATAGTAGATAGTAAGACTTTCAGTAGTTTACCACCTTTACATAAAGAGGCGGTGACTGACTTCTTTAAGATACTTGATAAAGAAGATAATGAAAATATAGTTATGAACGTGGAAGAATCAGTTGATAAAGTTTCAGACTTCCATGATATTAACACCTCTGTTATCTATGATTACATAGAGGCAGAGACAGACGAACAACTAGGGAGTTAAAGATGGCGTGGGTAGATGTACCAGGTTCAAGTGCAGTTTGGCAGTATGAAAATTCTGCTACAGCGTCTAATACGTATCCTGATTCAGCTGACGGTGCAAACTCAACTGTATCTGGTGGTATAAGAACACACACAAGACCAGGAACTAATGCAGTTACTAAAGTGTACCTTAGATGTAGAAAAAAAGGTACTACAGTTGAAAGAGGTGAGTTGTCAAAGACTTACTATGACGCACAATAATGACTGTACAAGTTGAACAAAAGTTAGATGATGGTTTTAAGACCATTGTTGGTGTAAAAGGATTTAAAAATGAGGTGTCTCAAAAAGTAGTAGATACACCTAAATTATTAAATGCAACAAGTGAGAGTGTTATTTCAGTTGCAAATTTATATTATGATGTTATTGGTAATGGTCAAGTTAAGATTTTTATTGATGACGAAGAACTAATAAGTTTTACTGGTGTAGGAAATTATGGTCTTAAACCAGAAGAATTAGATTTAAAAAAGAGCACCGAGGGTGGCAACAATGATGTATTCGTAACAAGTGATGTTAACGTAGATACATTTTCAGTCGCTTTAGAGTGTCATAAGGAAACAGGTTTTACAAATGGCTGATATAGTAACAACACAAACAATCGCTGATACATCTGGTGTTAAGTACGTAGTTAAGATGACTAACGTATCAGATGGTACAGGAGAAAATTTAGTTAAAAAGGTTGACGCTTCAGAGTTAACTTTTATGACAGAAGATGGCGCTAGAACTATTGCAAGAATTTATTGGTCAATAAACACTACAGACACAAAGAGTGCCGTAGAGTTATATTGGTCAGGTACATCTAATGGTTTGGCGACAAGTTTAAGTGGGCAAGGTTCTTGGGATTTAAGGGTAAACGGTAATGGAATACCAAATAACGCAACTACACCAACGGGAGACGTGCTTTTATCTACTAAAAACTTCTCAAAAGACGATAACTACACAATAATTGTAGAGTTTAGATAAGTTTTTGTATAAATAGTACAGAGAGAGAACATATGAAACTAATTTCAGAAGAAGTACAAAACGCAGAATACATTACCGAAGAGGTTAATGGCGAAAAGAACTACAAAATTCGTGGTGTCTTTTTACAATCCGATATCAAAAATAGGAATGGACGAGTATATGAAAATGATATCTTGCAGAAAGAAGTAAAAAGGTACAACTCAGAGTTTATCAATAAGAAAAGAGCCTTTGGCGAGTTAGGACATCCTGACGGACCAACTGTAAATTTAGAACGAGTATCACACATGATTACGAAACTCTATCCAGACGGTAAAAATTTTATTGGTGAAGCAAAAATCATGGGTACACCATACGGTAAGATTGTAAAAGGTCTTATAGATGAAGGCGCTCAATTAGGCGTATCATCAAGAGGTATGGGATCCTTGGTTCAAAAAGGTGGTGTGAACTATGTAGGAAATGATTTCTACTTAGCTACAGCTGCCGACATTGTTGCAGACCCAAGCGCTCCAGACGCTTTCGTAGAAGGCATTATGGAACAAAGAGAGTGGGTATGGGATAATGGTGTGTTAGTTGAGAGGGAAATTAATGAGTGGAAGAGTGAAATACAGAGAGCAAAATCTATTGCATTAGCAGAAGCTAAGGCGAAAGTCTTTGAGTCCTTTCTTAAAAAACTCTAAACTTATAAATAACCTTAACAACAATAAGAAAATAAACGTTTATTTTTACAAAGAGGAGATTTCTTAATGGCCGATACAGAAAAAAATTTAGAGGCGTTAGAAGCAGTAGCAATAGAAGAAAATTCTATGGCTGACGCTCCGAAAAAGAATGCTGTTGCGGCTGAACCGAATCACTTGTCAAACGAGGCAGAAGATTTAGGCGCAGCTGTGGTTAAACCCACGGACAGCAATCCGGACGCAACTAAGAAAGTAAAGGAAGTTTCTGGTCAAGCACCTCAAAAATCTGAGGGTGCTCCTGATCCTATGCCGAAGTTAGATGACAAACATCCATCTAAAGCTATGGAATCAACAGAAACAGAAAACTCAGAAGATAAAGAAATTTCAGAAGGCGAAATGCCAGCAGGACTAAAGAAATATCTGGACAAGAAAGATGATAAAAAATCTGACGACAAAGAAGAATCTTACAAGTCTAAAAAGGAAGATAAAGATGTTGACGTAAAAGAACACGTTGACGCTTTAATCGCCGGTGAAACTGACTTATCAGAAGAGTTTAAAGATAAGGCTGCTACGATTTTTGAAACAGCAATTAAATCTAAAGTTAAAGAGATTGCAGAAGAGATTGAAGCAGACTATAATAATAAATTTGAACAAGAAATGTCAACAGCAAAAGACGAATTGGTTGAAAAAGTAGACTCATACCTATCATACGTTGTAGAACAATGGATGAAAGAAAATGAGATTGCTTTAGAAAGAGGAATCAAGGGTGAAATCGCTGAAGACTTTATTGGTGGACTTAAAAAGTTATTTGAAGACCACTACATTGATGTTCCTGATGAAAAGTATGATGTTTTAGAAGCGCAAGCTGCTAAAGTAGATGACTTACAAAAGAAACTAGATGAGCAAATTTCTAAGAACGTTGAGTTAAATCAAGGTGCTAAAGACCTACAAAGAAAAGAAATTGTAGCTGAAGCGTCTGCTGATTTAGCAGATACTTCAAAAGAGAAGTTTACTAAACTTGTTGAAGAGATTGAGTATTCGTCTAACGAAGACTTTAAGAAAAAAGTTGAGACAGTTAAACAGTCTTACTTTGGAAAAAGTACAGTTAGCGAAGATTTAGATGATGTGGCGGCTGGAGAGTCAACACTTAACAGTGATGACTTATCTTCTAGCATGGCTGCTTACACCGCCGCTATAAGCAAAACAAAAGATATGAAAATATCTATTAAGTAACATATAGGGAGAAAACAAACATGTACTTATCCGAAACACATGAAAAGAAATGGCAGCCAGTCCTAGAGCATCCTGATTTACCAAAAATCGGTGATTCTTACAGACGTGCCGTAACATCTGTTATCTTGGAAAACCAAGAAAGAGCTTCTAAAGAAGACAACGCTTTCTTAAATGAAGCAGCTCCTACTAACTCAACAGGTTCATCTGTTGCAAATTGGGATCCAATCCTAATTTCTTTAGTTAGAAGAGCAATGCCTAACCTTATCGCATACGATATCGCTGGCGTACAACCAATGACTGGTCCAACTGGTCTTATTTTTGCAATGAGAAGTAGATACACTTCACAAACTGGTGGCGAAGCTATGTTTGACGAAGCTGATACAGATTTCTCAGGTAGAAATGCTGCTGGTTCTGCTGTAGATGGTTATTCTACAACAGCACAAGGCGGAACAAATCCATCTGTACTAAACGACTCACCATCTGCTGGTGCCTACACAAAAGGTACTGCTATGACTACAGCTGCGGCTGAAGCATTAGGTGATGACTCTGGTAACGCATTTGCTGAAATGGCATTCTCAATTGAGAAGTCAACTGTAACTGCTAAATCAAGAGCTCTTAAAGCCGAGTACACAATGGAACTTGCTCAAGACCTTAAAGCAATCCATGGTTTAGACGCTGAGACAGAACTTGCAAACATCTTATCTGCTGAAATTTTAGCAGAGATTAACAGAGAAGTTGTAAGAACTATCTATATCAACGCTGAAAAAGGTGCAGCTACAAACACAACTACTGCTGGTATCTTTGATTTAGATACAGACTCAAACGGTAGATGGTCAGTTGAGAAATTCAAAGGACTAATGTTTGCAGTTGAAAGAGATGCAAACGCAATAGGACAACAAACAAGAAGAGGAAAAGGTA